AATTGATCATCTATTTTATCAGAGATTTTATCCATTATAGATGGTGTTGCTGTTGAACTTGCAACCATGTTACTGGCTATCCTGTAAATACCATCGTGATAAACAAAGTATATACTATCATGCACTTCAACTACTCCTTGAGGTGCAACATTTCCAATGTTGTTTTTTGATTCTACAACCGACCAACCATTTGGGTTTGCTGAGTCTGATACACTTAAAATAAATATAGCTTGTGGTTTAAATATAACCAGTCTGCTAAAGAGTACAGCAAGGCCAGTAATATCCCCACCTTCTCTGTCATCAAATGTAATTACGTTTCCTACTGGTACTGTATCAAATTGATTTAGTTCACTATACGCAATCCAATCTCTGTGTTCCTCTGCTTTATCTTCGGGGTTTAGTACAACATTACCTAAAAATAATCTTCCTTTAAGTTCTCTGGCGTATTGACCATTTACTCTATTACTATAAATAGTTTGCGTTGGTGTTTCCCCTAAATCTTCTAAACGAAAGTCTCTGCACGTAATTGTTATTTTATTGGTTGCTTTTGTAAAGCCCACACCAGGAGTTGTAGATCCCTGGGCTGTTGCGACACTAAACCCTTCTAATAATTGTGCTTGTTTATCTTTTGTCTCTAAATCAGAAGCACCAAACGATTCTGTTGTTTTTATCCAGCACCCACCAATATCATTATCAAATGCACTATTACCTTCAATTTCTACTGACTTTTCCCCAAAGAAAACAATACTTCCCGATAAGCTGTTAGCCGTAATGTTACTACTGAAGTCTACATAATTGTTTGGAGCAATAAAGCCTATATTGTTACCGCCATATGCTCCGCTGGTTCCACTATACCTTGTTGAATACGTAGTATAATCTCTTCTTTTTAATTTCCAAGCAGAGCCGTTAAAGTTTCCACTACTATCTAAATGATTGTTACCAAAATTTGCATTTGCATCTAATTTTAACCTGGTATAATCATGCGTTCTTTCTCTGGAAATAGAAGTACCATTATCGTGAGCAACTTTAGATGAAGATGGTCTACTGCCAATAGAAATAATATGTTCACCACTGACTACATTTCTCAATCTCATATTTGCTTGAGCTATGCCAGTTCTTGCTGATTCGGGGTGACCAGTAAATCCACTTGAATTAACTGTTTCTACGATAATATTTACAGTATTACCGTCAACTCTTAAAGTGTCACCAGTTTTTATAATGTTTGTTGGGTTTGATGTTAAAGTGAAAGTTTGACCGCTTTGAGCCAACCAGCTATGATCTGCGGTTAAAGTTAAGCCTGTATCAATGCTTTGGTCTGTTACTACGGCTGTTGATGCTAATGTCATTACTTCATCTTCTACAATAAGCGAAGAACCGTTGTTAACATTATTTGATGTTGCAACCATATACAATTGACTGTCGTTCATTACTCGAATTGTGCCAATCGTCATGTAAAATAAAAAGTCATTAAATGGATCAAAGTATCCAGAAGCATTACTTCCTGGATCAACTCCATCAAATCCCCCATCTGATTCTATTGCATATTTATTTGTACCTATAAAAGTTTCACTATACGTAAGAGATTGTATTTCGCTTCTATCTGTAGGTGATGATGCTTTTATATAGATAACACTATCGCCAGAATATTGCAATTGTATATCTTTAATAGTCGTAACGCTACTAAGGTCGTTACTGCTATCTACAAAGGTCATATGCCCTATTAATTGAAAGTTACTATAAACACCCGCATTGCCAATTGCTCTATAGAAATTGATGCCTGTAATGCGTTTATTTAAATTATTTATATCTGCAATTTCTACTTCAAGCTCTAATATATGTTTTTGGATATCGTTTTCATCTAAGACCAATTCATCGCTCTTATCAAATAAACTTTCTTGTACGCCATCGTACACAGCCGTGCAGTTATATTTTACGGTATCTCCACTTCGTAAAAGTGTATCCGCTTTATATTTGCGTTTTAACGATACTTTAAAGGGATTATTTAAGGTGTTAACATATCCGTACCAGTTTGGCGAAATTGTCACCGAACTATTAAACATACTTCTATCTATATAGCCAAGCCATAACCCTTTAGACTCAGTGTTTGACACTTTGCCAATTGCTCCAGGAATAAAACGAACTGTATCACCACTGGGTACAATTGGGTTTTTATCGGTTTGATGATAGATTACAGGCGTTGAACTTGCATTGGTTGCAGATATTTCTGGAAAATTGTATTTAGAATTAAGATCAGTCCAACCGTAATTCAGAGATCCTGTACCCGCCCATGTATTTGATGCCCAGCCAATATCTGTAATTCTATTTAAAGCAGATTTAGGGTTGTTTGATGTATCTGTATATTCAATACCATATGCTTGAATATATCCTTTTGCGTGTTCAAAAAACTGGTTTCCACTACCAGTACCAGTTACCACATCATCTATACAAGTTGGGTTCCATCCTTTATAAGTATCTGGTGAATTAGTATTTAATCCTAATACTGTTTTACTTGCATCTACTCGATAAACAATACCATGAGCCATTCCGCTACCATAGGATCCACTATCATTTGTACAGACCATTAAATATTTTGTACCACTGGGATGTCTATAAGCGTTTTTTATTGCCGTAATTACAGTCGAGGTTGTAAAGGTGCTATGAACAGATGCCCAACTTAAAATTACAGTAGCATCGTTATGAGTGCTATACTGTAAATATTTTTCAGCTCCTTTCTGGTAGTATTTAACAATAGATTCATTTTTATTACTGTTTTCACCAAAATCCATTTTGGTCATAAGTAATAGCTCTTCAGCGATTGCACCAGTATTTGCCCAACTGGCTGAACCATTATTTAAATCTATGTAATGAAATTTATGATTAGAGCTACTTGATTCTCCTAAAACTAAATATTCTTTGCTTCCACTTACTGTATTAACAATAGAAGTAAGACCTCGCCAAGTATACCCAGATGTATTAGAAGGTACTCCACTTACCTCATTAATTCCACTTGAAGTAATTTTAAATAAAGTTTCATCTGGAATTAATAAATATAAATCCCCTGTATTTGCTTGATAAAAATATGCTTTATTTGTATCAGGGTTATAATCATTATTACCCCAATCAGACTCTGATGGATCGTGTCCATCAATTGCCGTTTCCGTAATTGTGCCATTAGCTTCTACAGTATACTTAACAATAGCGTTGTAGTGTTGACCACTATTTAATGCTGAATAGTATACATATATAGCATTATTAAAATTGACCATAGTGACAACTTTAAATGTAGAATACGCCTTAAACTGATTGTATAACGTAGTATTTAATTCAGCAGTTGTAGAACCTACAGTAAATTTTATTCTACCATCACTACCAGAATCGTAGCTATACATACACAATACTTTACCATTTAAGGCAAGTAAGGCAATGTTAGTAAAACTGGATATCCCACCAGAGGCATTTGCATCAACAGTAAGATGCGTTGCGTGTTTACCACCATAAGAGACATCTCGACAACCACTATCTTGAGCCGTAGCAAAAAAACTACCACCCCAGGCTGTAGCACTATCTGTATTAATAAAATGCTGATTACCAGTTTTATAATCTATTGTATCATAATTATCTGTATTTGCAATTGCTCCAGCAGAAGGTTCAGTGGCATTATCTTTTACATCTGTAATCAAGATATAATCATCTTCAATTAAACCACTATCACCATTTGTTGTAAATATTGCTATTTCATCTTCAATCTGTAAATGATCTGTGACTGCGGGTGCATCTGGATCATACCAAAATAATTTAACTTGCTTTGTACTACTATCGATTAAAACTAAGATATATCTATGTTTTGTTGCTCCCAGCTTATCTGATATAAACGTAAATACGTTATAGACTACAAAAGAGCGTGATAATTCTGAATTAACCTCACCTAATAAAAACGTAGGTACATTAGCGGGTTGACCAGCTCCAAAGGTTTTTTCCAGCTTCCCATCACGAATACGGAGATTCTCCATGTTTTGAGCAATATGTTCTGGTAGATCTTCTATATCTACATTAGTGATTACCCCACCAAAATCTGATATGTCAATAAATTCTGCCATTAAAGCGATGTATTCGGATAAATAGGATCAACTAAACTATTTGAAGAGCTATAATCAAATGGTAAACCCTCACCAACTACCTGGGTAGCTGGATTCTGGTTATATTTACCAAGTATACCGTATGCTCTTTGTTCTGCATCCTGTTTCCGTGCTTGGTTATTTGACAGTCTCCAAAGCTCTGCTTCAGCCAGTTCTACTAAAGCATCGTGAAAGATAGCGTTTAAATCACTGTTTACACCACTTGCAAGAGCTGTTGGCTCTTTAATAAAGTAACAATCCACGTTTGCGGTTGTGTTATAAATATAAATTCTGTTTTTAAAGATAAAATACACTGGTTCTGTAGAACTAAAGCCCACATATCCTGTAGTAAAATCTTTGACCATATCAAATGATATCTTCCGTACAAATTGATTATTAACTACTCTAATACCAATAACGCCTAATGCACCACCAAAGGGGGTAGAGTCAAGCGTAGCACTATTGGGTATAAAATACCTTTTAAAATGCGTGTCTACTTCCGTATCTGTTGATAGAGATATGTTTACCTTAAGTGTCTGTAAATCGCTTAATAAATGCGGATTAAGAAGCTGTATGAGCTTATCCTGGGCAATATTTAAGTAACGAAGTTTTAACGTATCATTATAAAGATCCCCAGAGGTATCTTCCAGGCGATCTCCTAATACTGTTAGCATGGTTGCTGTTGTCATGGTTTCTCCAGGGTTAACAGCCCCCACCGAATGATGAGGGCTGATGTGTTAGTTTACTGTTAAGCGTAATCGACTGGTGAGTATAGATTTTTCACTACACAATGAGCTTTACGGTTTGTTATAACCATATTACCATAGGTGTGAACCTTCTGTACAAACGTATTACTTTTTGTATCTTCAATCATATCAGATGCAGTGAATTTTGCACCAGAATTGAAGAACATATGCATATAGTTTGTATTTAAGAAGTATATACGACCATCTACGTTAAGATTGTCTCCAGTTGTAGCTTGAGCTGTTACAATATCCTGGTCTGCAACAATATCAATACCACGATAGCTTAATCCAACAAAGCCCATCTTAGCCATACGATCAGACTCAAGACTGCCACGCTTATGTTCACCAAGTTCAGACTCAATAAGATCGAAAATGTACTGAGGACATACGATCAAATCTGGGTTTTCACCAGTCTGAGACTTAGCGTTAGCAATACCACGAGCAAGTACACGCAAAATGTATGTGTTCTTACTTGGATCTTGCATATCTGCTTCAGCTACGTGATCGACATCAGTACCAGAGTCTGCACCATCACCAGTAGCATCTGAAAAGTCAGCGAATCCTAAAACTGGAGAGTTCCAGAAACCACCAGCAGTATACACCCCAGAGCCGTTAGTAGTAATCTGTATACCACCAACAGTTACATCTTGAGAGTTTCCACTTACCTTATCAACAAGATACCCAATAGGATTAAATTTGTCAGTACCTAAAGCTGTAGCAAACAAGTTTTCAGCAACCACTTTTTCAAGTGACTTCTGCAAGTTTGAAACTTTAGCACCAACAATGTTTTTAATTGCCTGGGGGCTGTTCATAAGAAGAGTTTCTTCTTTGGTTAATAGAAAGTGACCAGTAAGCATGGTTGGTTTAAAACTGGCTGTTTGTGCAATATCAGCAATTGCTGGATCATATGCACTACCAAGAGCGTGTTTATCTCCAAACACACTTGCACCACCTTCTGCTGATTCTACTGGCACGACGATTTCACGACCATTAAAGGTCTTTGCTTTACCCTTCAGTATTGCAAGTAATGGATGAGACTTCTTAAAGATGTTATCATACAAAACTGGCATATAATACTGCTGAATAAGGGCACTTAACGATGCGGATCCTGTTCCGCTTACTACGATATTAGACATTTATATGTCTCCCTATTTTTCATTAGTTATTAAAAAAGGAAGCAACATCGATATCTTCATAAGAAGATGCTTTTTGTTTTGCATCTCCTTTCATACCGACATTCTTCTTTATGTTTACAGGAACACTTGGCTTTGGTTTAGGCTCAACAGGCTTAGACTGCATTTTCTCAAAGTTCATAATCTTGTATGCTTCTTCGGGTGTCAATAGTCTGGATGTGTTCTGTTGCTCCTGTACAGCGAAATCAAGCACTTTGTCTACTTCCTCACTACTTAATGAGAATTTTGACTGTAAATCATTTAACGATTTATCTAACTCAACTTCTGCTTGTACATTTGCCAACTGTTCTTGCGTTTCTTGCAGTTGGTCTTGATAGGGATTAGGTAGCTCCTGGTTATCCATCTGTAGGGATTGTGCAAACAATTGCCCCGCTTCTTTACCAAGTTCATCCTCAATGGCTTCCTGTATAGTTTCAGCGAAGTCTTGATTGTCCTTTACCTTATCAATTAGCTGTACCAGTGGCTCAACTGCTCTTCTCTGATCAGATAAGGTTTGAGCTTTTTCCGTATTGGATTTGCTCCAGTCATGTCTGTTCAAAGAATCTTTACGCCATGATTCAATATCATCAATCGAATACCGTGAGCCATCGTCTAATTCATAGACATAATCCTCATCCTGTGAGGACTCTTTTTCGCTAACCGCTTCAGTTTGCCCTGGTTCCGTTTCTGATACTTCTTCTGGTTCAGCTTCTTGTTCTGCTGTTTCAATAGACTCTGTGGTCTCAGCCTGTTCTGTAATCTCTTCCTGGGTGGATTGCTCTTGAGGCTCTTCGCCTAAGAGTTCTCCAGGAATAGAAATATTTCCATAATCGGAATTACCTACGTTTTCCGTTAATTCTGCATTTGTATCTGTAGAAAAGTTTCCTACAGTAATCTGTTCTGATTCTGGGGTGTATTCCACATCTGTGGTTCCCACTACATTCATTTTTGCCATGTTATTTTTCCTTTCAGTTGGTCTTTCGACACTGTGTTTGTTGCAAAAAAAAACCCAATGATCGCCAGAGGTTTTCTGGTGATTCATTGGGCTTCTTGATTAAAGATTGTCCCTATATATTTAGGTTGGTATTATCTCATTTATTTAACTTGATACTTTTATGTTCATTGATGTTGGCTACGCCACCTTCAAAAAAATTAATTTCTATTCTCCCTGTAAACTTTTTGGAGATCTTTGTTTTTAAATATTGCAATAACTTTTCCACTATATTTGGTGCATTTACTTAATAACCCATTTTACTACGATTTTTATTTATATGTTTTTCATCCTGGTCTAATCCGACTCCGTAATCAGTTCTTGGAAGAGCATCTATACTTCTTACATCTTTACCTTTTCTATACTCATCAAAATCATATCCACGAAGTTTATCTCTTATTTTATCCGCTTTACTTGTTTGCGTTTTTGCATCTTTACGCTTCTTTTTTTTCATTAATGCTTCCTTATAGGCTTCTTTGCCTTTCTTTGTATAAGCATATGATTTTCCATTTAGTTTTGGCATTGGTTACTCCTGTTTAAAGTTTAGCGGTCAATTTAAAATTATCCATTAAGCCCTGGATTGCGGAACTTCTTCCATCTCACCTTGACCGCCAACCATATCTGTTACGGTTATAATTCTTTCTTGCATTTCTGGTGGTAACATTTTGAACTCTTCTGTTTCAAGTAGTCCAGGGTTACCCATAATCATTTGTGCAATTGCTTCTTCTGCTCCGCCACCTACGCCTTCTTGCATCGCTTGTTCAATTAACATTGCAAACTCTTCTTGCATCTGTTCAGTCTGTTCTATTTGCTGTTGTGGTGGCATCTGCTGATTACGCACATACCAGTTTTGTATTACTGTTTGCTTGTCTGAAATATTTAGAGCATTAACAACTTCTTCTATGCCGTAGATACCCACTTGATATAGCTCCATTGCACGTTCTTCATTTGCAACTCTACCTTGTGCGTACCTGGATCCAGTCGTAACATCAACATCAAACTCACTATCTCTAAGTGAACTGGCTGTACCAGGATTAAACTTTGGGCTCCCTTCGGGGTTACCATCTGCATCATAGACACCTTGTGGATCAAATTGCGTAAAATCAAATTGTCCTTCAGCATTACGCTCACGAATAGACCGTATTTGTTCATCATAGGTAAGTATCATTTGCACCATGTACTCACCAATTTCTTTTGTAAGCCTGGATACTTCTTTATTAATCTTAAATCGTTGTCTGGTTTGACTTGCTTCCTGGAGAGCTACAATTGCTCTTCCAGAGGTTACACCGCCTGGCTTACGGCCTTGTGTAACATCATTTACGCCTGTTACCGCTTCCATATACTGACCAACCTGGACAATGTAATTCTGTATATAGCCTGGTATCGGTGGTGGTGACTCAAAGGTTACATCACTTGGATCTACAACAGTGATCTCTTCACCTGGTGATCCTGTAATTGGCCTGGACATTGCTCCTTTAGCTCGTTGCGTTACCTTTCTGATCGGAAAACCCATACGCCTTATATTTTCATTTATCGCACTAAATGTTTCATTCATTGCTTTGGTTTGCGTACGTACAAGATCTGTTTCACCAATACCCCAAAAGTTGTGAGGGCTCTTATAATTAGATACCATAAATACTGGCATTCTATATAATTCTAATGGTTCATCAACAATGAGCTTATCACCAACAATAACCGTATGTCTACCATATGGATACTTTTCGGTATCTGCTTCATTGCTATAACACTCGATAACTAACGCTACATCACTGTCACTGGTTGTCGGGTTATCACTTTGTAGTCCGCTGTCATCTGTCTTTTGAAACGCTTTGTAATCATCTAACTTGCCATCTGCACTTGCTTTAATACCGTATTCTCTATGTATCTTGGATATTTCCATTGGCACAGTAAATAAAAAGTATTCACCCGCTTGAAGATCCAGGTCATTAGCATATGGATGGGGTATCACAGAAAAGGGATCAATGACCTGGATATCAAAACCTTTAAACGCTCCAGTCTCACTCACTTCTGGCAGTATTTGAATAAAACCATTACTATAAATCAAGCTGTCTTTAACTGCTTGTAAAATCTTACCGTACAGATCAGACTCTTCTACAATCTGCTGGAATCTCTTTTGCATCATTTCAGCGAAGTATATATCATTCTTTTCTTTTGGCAGTATATCTACCGTAGGTTGAAAGTCATTAATAATTGGTAAAATAGTCTCTACCACAGCTAATGGGAAGTTAAATACCATTCTGGATTGACTCTCTGTACCTTTGGTTGGTGTTGCCCAATGTCTACCGTAATACAAACGCTCATTCTTACGCCATCTATCCGCTTGGTTATCTCTGGCTTTCTTACTGCGATCAAGCCATTTACGTATCTGTGGTATACGTTCAGCTACATCTGCAACCTCATCTAATGCGTTTGGTTGATCTGCTGATGCATAATAGTCCATTCCAGCCATATTAATTAATCCTTATAATTTTTCTTTTTGACTTCATGTGCCTGGTTGGATGTCCTTCGCCTTTTAACCATACACCATCTTTTGTATCACTCATCCACCGATAATTATTTGTTTTTTTAACAAAAGAAGGTCTTTGACCAGATTCAATTGCTGTTTTATAATCATATCCACGACCTTTACCGCCATCAAATGATTTAATACTTTTCTTCATATGCACAATAACATCCTCTGGCTCATTTGGATAACTTTTTCTAAGGTCATTATACCAAGATTTAATTTGAGGATCTGTTCGTGCAATATTTTCCCAATTATTATTAGCCATTATAAATTATCCCACTGCGGTTGAGCATGATCTACATCAACAACAATCTTATCAATAAACTGCTGAGTATCTGTTCTGGTGTCCTTCTTACTTTGACTGGCAACTACCTCATTAACCAGATAACGCAAACTATCAACAGCGTGATCATCTTTTTTCAATGGTTTCTCTGGTTGGTTTAACTCCATACGTGAAGCAGAAGGTTGTTCCCACTGATAATTAACAAGTTCCCTGGATAGATTCTCACAGGACTTGTGTATATAAATCTTATTATTCTTAAAATACTGCGTAACCTTATCAATACCACCTTGCACATCGTTAAATGCGTTTACCACAGGAATCTTTAGCTGTCTGTAACGGTTACCAATTGTTTCTGGATCATCCTTCTTACCCGCACCAGTAGACGGATCAATAACGTAGGTTTCATATCTACCTTCATTCAAGTATGCCTGGATTGCCCTGGCATGATACTCTACATCTTGCCCAGCTTCGTAATGCTCACGGTACACCCAGATAGTATCATCCTGGTCTACAGCTCCCCATAATATTGCTGTTGGGTTTGTTCTTCCATGATCAATTGCAATAAACCTTCTCCACTCTGGAGCTACGTTAAAATGATGTTTTACATGAATGCTTGGCTCATAGTCTGGATAGATCTGTCCTTCAAACGCATCCCAAGAGCCATACAAATACCTATTAACCCATATTTCATTGTAGTTCTTCATCAAACTATCAATATAACCCTTTGGAAGGTTGTCTATATTTTCTTCGGTCTTTGCATTAAAGATGATATTCCCAGGTACTGGATCATGGATAAAACGATGCCAGATCCAATTGTGCCCAAGTGGGTTACCAGTGATCCAACATTGTGGCTTTTCTACCGCTCTTAAACGCCCTAAAAGCGTAAGAAATACTTCTTCGGATACTTCTTCAGCCTGGTCGATATAAAACCAGCCTAAGTTAATTGATAATAGTTTAGCTGGATCATCTAACGATCTAAATATGATCTCATGGCCATTTAAAAATTTTACTCTATTCTCTTGCTTTCTGTATTCATAATGAACTTCTGGCAATAGCCCCATTAAATGACATAATTCAAAGAATGTTCTCTGGGTACTATCTCTAAGCTCTGGATAGGTCTGCCTGGCTATCATACCAAGTTGTGGCGGGTTATCTGGGTTTATTACCCGCATAAGAGCTTTGGCAATACCCGCAAATGTCTTACCATTACCAATACCACCAAAAAATGCAATTACTTGTTCATCACATTTTAAAAATAGCTTTTGATTTTCGTTAAAATTAAACTTAGTCATCGCCTAAATTGAATTGTATTACTGGCATTTTAATTTCAGTGTCAATTTGCTGTTTTTCTGTAAACATGGCCAGATGCTTTCCCTGGAGTTCACTGGCTTTTAAACTAATGCTGTACTGCTCAGATCCTTCTGCTAATCCTCGAACTCTTTCAATATCTCCTAATACTTTATCCGCTGTTAGTTTTACTCTTTCGTTACGGTTTTTCATTAATCTTGCTATCTCATCCTGTAGATAAGGTTTAGACAAGTTCTCAGAACCTATTTGTTTTGCTGTTTTTTCGCTGTACCCAGCACGGATACAAGCCTGTGTAGCATTCAAATCAATGATGTATTCTTTACAGAACATTTTTTGCTTATCACTTAAGTTGGATTTGCTACGCATAGGCTACAATAATATCCTCA